TCAGAAATGGATTGTATATAAAGGCTGTTTATGGGTACAATCGCATACGACAGAAGGGGATACGAATGACTGCACGGTCAGACAAAATCACGTGGCGCGGTAAGAACAAGCAAAAGATTGGGCAGGGCGAGGTTGGGCGTCCGGGCGTGTCGGTAAACACTCCGCTGACCCGAAGGCAGGAATTGTTTGTAAAAGAGCTGGTCGCAAAGGATGGCCAGATCACACTGCGCGAGGCCGCCATCAACGCAGGATATACGGCAGGCTCTGCACACACCCGTGCATATGAGCTGACAAACCCGGATCATAGCCCACACGTCTGCGCAGCGATCCAAGCCTATCGCCAAGAGCTGGACGAGAAGTATGGCGTGACGTACCAGCGCCATCTGCGCGACCTGCAAAAAATCCGGGACGTGGCTTTGCAGAACGGGGCATACTCTGCGGCCGTCCAGGCCGAGTATCGACGAGGGCAGGCGCAGGGAGATATTTATGTTTCCAAATCCGAAATCCGGCATGGCAGCATCGACAGTATGTCGAAGGACGAGGTCATGAAGGCCTTAGAGGAGCTAAAACAGTCTAATGGCGAAATCACTATCGACATTACTCCCGAAAGAACGAGCGATACCGACGACGGCAGCGAACAGGGAAAGCGGGTTCTGGAGGACGATGAAAGCGGGGATGGCGACGACGAACCGGAACTTGACGGCGACCCGTCTTGAGTCTTGGGCGCTGCCGGGCGTCCCAGACGTCATGCTATGCGACGAGCAGGGTAAGTTCCATTTCGTCGAACTAAAGGCCACAGCGGGCCGCGCAGTCGATTTACGGCCCCATCAGGTCGCGTGGCTCCACCGACATGCGAAGTTAAAGGCCAGCGTTTGGGTTTTGGTGCTGAAGGTCGCGACGAAAACCAAACCGCAAGAGGTGCGTTTGTATCCGGGATCGAAAGCCTCCGACCTAAAATTAGAGGGCATGGCGGTTGAGCCGTTGTACCTGGGATCAGAAGAAATTGATTGGGATATGATTTTAGGATTGATTGCTCCCATATAATCGCGTAGAACGGCTGCGTCATAACCAAGGGAGATACGACATGACGATATGTGCGAGACCGCACCTGAACGGGAACGACGCGAAAGATTTCGCGGCGTCCAGCGCGCTAATTTCTAACGCTGCCGAAGAAATGGAGACAGCGCTGCGATATCTGGTAGGAACCCCGTTTCACGGCAGGAACTACCAAGGCAGGCACTCGCCTAATTTGAGCCGGGCGCACGATCTGGAAATTGCGCATGAAATGTTTGAGGCCGTCTCCAAAATGCGGGACCTAGCCCGCGATCTGGCCATTGCGTCTATGGAGGATCAATAATGTTTTTCCTGTTCAATTGGATTTCACGGCTGATCTATGGCGCAGAAACAATGGATCGTGCGGAGCGGATGGTGCAGCAGAGGCGAAGGCCTCGACGCCGACGATAATTTTTTAAAAAAACATGTTGACTGCCAGAACGGCCCATGCGAGAACCCGCATAGGCCGTTTGCTTTGAACGGCTGACATAGGGAGAATATCATGACTTACGTTACGAACGCATTCCAGCATGGCATTGGCAACACGCAGGTATCGAGCCAGTGGTTCAGCCGCCCGGACGATCAGAAGTTCCTGTCGCTGGACGATATGCTGGCGTTTAAGAAAGTCGATGCGGGCCGCATGACTAGCCGCATCGTGGACACTCACAAGATGAACGTCCTGGGCGACGTTAACGAAGGCAGCCCTACGGCGGGCGAAATCACTATTGAATACCGTGATGACGCTAATGGCGAGCATCAGAACGCCCCGACGAATTGGTCGTTCGGGCAGCTTGCCTCGTTGTCCGGCGCTCCTGCGGGATATTTGCGGGACCTGCCCGCACCGTTGGCCGCCGACTGCATCCAATGGGGTCTGCGTTATAACCGGAACCGCGAACTGGTTAAGGTGTACGGCAGCCAAACAGAAGGCGGCGAGCTGCGAGCTGCAACCGGACCGGATTATGGCCGCATCTTCGATTGGGAAATATTAGAACCAATCAAGCAGTTGGTTGACGATAGCGGCGGGCGCTGGAAGGTGCCCGGCATGATGACCGGCAGCCGCGACGGCATGGCCGTGTATGACCCGGACGTGCCGGTTACGTTGGAGACCACGACGTTGTTCGCCAGCGACCGCGACGTGTTTGCCTTTTTGGTAGATGATCGCAACCCGATTGAGGTCGGCACGCTTCCGAACGGTGAACCGGACCTGATGTTCCGGGGGTTCTATGCCTGGAACAGCGAGACCGGAAGCAAAACGGCAGGTATTGCGGCCATGTATCTTCGCGGCGTTTGCATGAACCGTTGCCTTTGGGGCGTCGAAAACTTCTCAGAGATTAAAATTCGGCACACCAAGTTCGCGCCGGACCGGTTCGCGCATGAGGCTGCGCCAGCGCTGCGCAGCTTTGCGCATGGCGAAACAGCCACATTCATTGAGGGCGTCCAGGCAGCCAAGGCGGCCAAAATTGCGCACGACGACGATAGCCGTTTGTCGTTTCTAACGAAGCGTGCGGGATTGTCTGCCCGTATGGCGCGAGCCGCTAACGCCCGGCACATAGAGGAAGAAGGGCGTCCGGTTGAGACCGTTTGGGATGCTGCGCAGGCTATAACCGCCATTGCGCGTGACGTTCCGCACCAAGACGACCGCATTCAGGTAGAACGCAAAGCGGGCGCGCTGCTGGATAAGGTCGCCGCATAAGCGCTGCGCAGCGCCTCACCTTACGCCCGCCCGGCCTAGTGCTTGGCGGGCGTTTTTGTTTAAGAGTTAACCAAGCCCGCCCCTGTCCCGCGGGCCGCGCTTCAAACGTACCGGGCCGCCGCTGCGCAGCGCCAGGGCGGGCCATCCCGGCTCCTGCCCGCCCCCAGTCGCCCGGCGCTATCGCATACGGCCTCACGGCCCGGCGCTGGCGGTTTATTATTCCCTTGCGGGTTATCGCATAATATTCTATAAAATTAGATAGCGCCGCAATTCAGCCGCGCCAGGGGAGTTTAAACATGCTCAAAACTGTAGCCGTTAGTCGATCAACAAAGACCGCCGGATGCGCCGTAACATACCGCGCCGGTGCCGGGAACCGTTTCGGAACCTGCCCGGCAACGTGCGCCTTAAACCCTACCGGCAAAGGCGCGGGGACCGTCGACGCTGATTATCTGGCCGCGCTTCTGGATGCCGTACCGCGTCGCGGCGTCGCGTTCACCTATTCTCATTTTCCATTTTCCGAATGGGCGGGCGAATTGCGCGACGGTCGCACTGTTATTAATTACAGCGCGGATACGTTAGCCGCTGCCGATGCTGCGCACGCGGCGGGCGTTCCGGCTGTCGCGGTTATGAGCCCGGAGGCTTGGGGCGATAGCGGTCGCAATGCCGCGACACCGGCGGGCGTTCCGGTCGTGCGCTGCCCGGCGGAACTTGCCAAGGGTTTCAGTTGTTCCGATTGCGGCAATGGCGATCCGCTATGCGCGCGCCTGGGCCGTGATTTTGTTATAGGGTTCACGGCGCACGGTCCAGGCAAGCGCGCCGCTGCCGCTGGCGCGGATGATCCCGGCGGGTGCTATGCCGATGCTGGCAACTGTCGCATCCATTGGAACGCGACAGCCCAGGCCGGGCAGGATGAAAGCGACGCCCAGGCCGTGCGCAAGTTTGCGCGCCAGTTACCGCCCGGCGCTATCTTGCGCCACCATGTGGCGGGCGATATCGGGGCCGATTGACGGCGCGCCTGTTATCCGGTTATAACATCATCAGGCGCGGGCATTCCGCCCGCGCCGTAATCAGGGAAACTAAGCAATGAAATACCAGTACACCTTAGAGGACGGCGCGCACTTCATCCTTGCCGCGCGGGATGTTTCGGACCTGCTCGACATCCTTCACGGCCGCATTAATCTGACCGGTGATAAAGTTAAGAAGTGGAAGGTTGACGAGATCAACCGGCAGCTCAACCGCGCGCTCGATCAGTTAGAGTCCGCGCTGAATGAGGACCTAACCGATATCCGGAACCGTCGCGAGGTGCGAGAGGCATCGGATCCGGTGGAATGGGAACCTGCCGACGACTAGTCGACGCGCTGCCGACGTCAAAACCCCGCCGGGCGATCCCCGGCGGGGTTTTTTTGTGCTCTCTGGTCAATCTCAGCGTAGGATTGCCCGGCAATCGACCACCAGATAGACCAGAGAGCACCTTTTTGACCACGTCCCGCATCATTTTGACGTCGGCAGCGCGTCGACGTCTGCCCTGCCGATGTTCCCCGGCCCGACATCCGGCGGCCCGATCTGCCCTGCAGATGTCGCCCCGGCCCGACATCCGGCGGCCCGACATCTCCCGGCCAGATGTCGCCCGGCCCGACATCCGGCGGCCCGACATCCGGCGGCCCGACATCTCCCGGCCAGATGTCGCCTGGCCCGACATCCGGCGGCCCGATGTCACCGGCCCGACATCCGGCGGCCCGATGTCACCGGCCCGATGTCCGGCGGCCCGATGTCACCGGCCCGATGTCCGGCGGCCCGATGTCACCGGCCCGATGTCCGGCGGCCCGATGTCGCCCCGGCCCGACATCCCCCGGCCCGACATCCCCGGCCCGACATCCCCCGGCCCGATGTCGCCCCGGGGCCCCTGGATATCGGGTCATTCCGCCATCACCACCCGGCCCGATCCGCCCGCCCCCGGCGCGCGGCCCCCGGGGCCGACCGGCGGGTGCTAGGGCCATGTTTCTCACAAATATTCCCATAAAAAATGATATGGTGTACTATTATAAGGTACTAATCGCATATAAATAACTTTGGGGGCCCCCATGAAAGCACCGCGGTCCGCGGCCTTAGATGAGAAAGAATTGAAGCTTCGTCTAAGGCTCGCGCAGCTTGAGCAGAATGAAGCTTGTCGAGATAATTTTTTAAGTTTTGTGAAGACGGTTTGGCCTGAGTTCATTGCTGGCCGTCATCATAAGATTATAGCGGAGAAGTTGGAGCGAGTAGCGAGCGGTGATTTAAAGCGTTTAATTATTAACATGGCTCCGCGGCACACGAAGAGTGAGTTTGCGTCATTTTTGTTTCCGGCGTGGATGATGGGCCTCAGTCCGCGAATGAAGATCATTCAGGCGACGCACACGACGGAGTTGGCTGTAAATTTTGGACGTAAGACGAAGAATTTGATTGAGAGTGATGAGTACAAGGAGATTTTTCCGAAGGTTAAGTTAGCGTCGGACAGCAAGGCGTCTGGTCGTTGGGACACGTCATCTGGCGGGATGTATTATGCGGTTGGTGTGGGTTCGAACTTGGCTGGACGCGGTGGTGATTTAGTAATTATTGACGATCCGCATTCAGAGCAGACGGCTATGTCGAATGCTGGTTTTGAGGATGCTTGGGAGTGGTATACTGGTGGACCTCGTCAGCGTTTACAGCCGGGTGGCAGTATAGTTTTGGTTCAGACGCGTTGGTCAGAGAAGGACATGACGGGTCAATTAGTTCGTGCGATGGCGAAGGACCCTTTAGCGGACCAGTGGGAGATTGTTGAGTTACCGGCGATATTTGAGGATGGTTCTCCGTGTTGGCCGGAGTATTGGAGTTTAGAAGATTTAACCGCGGTCCGCGCATCAATACCTCCGAGCAAGTGGAATGCTCAGTATCAGCAGAATCCGACGGGTGAGGAGAATGCGATCATTCCGCGGGAGTGGTGGAAGCGTTGGGATAAGGATCGTGTTCCGCAGTTAGAGTATGTCATACAGAGTTACGACACGGCTTTCAGTAAGCGAGAGACTTCGGATTACAGTGCTATAACGACGTGGGGTGTATTTTACCCGAATGAGGGCGGGAGTGGTCCCAATTTAATATTGTTAGACAGTAAGAAGGGCCGTTGGGATTTTCCGGATTTAAAAAAAGAGGCTTTAGATTTGTATAGGTTTTGGGAGCCGGACACGGTTATCATTGAGGCTAAGGCGAGTGGTTTGCCGTTGACGCAGGAGTTGCGGAACATGGGCATTCCGGTAGTAAATTTCACGCCTAGTAGGGGTAATGACAAGGTTTCGCGAGTACACAGTGTGAGTCCGTTGTTTGAGGCGGGAATGGTTTGGGTTCCGGACGAGACTTGGGCGGATGAGATGATTGAGGAGGTAGCGGCATTTCCCAATGGGGAGTATGATGATTTGGTTGATAGTATGACGCAGGC